CTAAAAAACTAGTTCCGACTGATGATGTACAGGAACTAACCGACGACCAAAAGACTACATCTTTAAGACGTTCTTTTTATGAGTCAATTGCTTTCGATGAGTCATTAGACCTCGACGAATGGGCCGACCTTTACCGTGTACTTCCTCAAGAGACATCCAGCGAGCACGGTATCTGGGTCACGCAACGGTTCCCTTTTCTTAGAAAAATAATGAAGGCGTTAAGTCCAAGCACAATAGCGCGAATGATTGTGGTTATGAAAGGTGCGCAGCTTGGCTTTACCGAGACGGCAATTAACTGGATTCTATACAACGCTTCTCGGCGTCCGGGTCCTGGTATGTATGTTCAGAAAACAGACGATGCCGCAAAGGACTTTAGTAATCAAAAATTAAAACCGAGTATTCTAGCTTGTGAAGAAGTTGCATATATCCTTGGTCCCCTCAAACCAAAAAGTTATGCTAATAGTTGGGATAACAAGGCATACCCCGGCGGGTTTGTCGTTTTGGGCGGAGCTAATTCTACTCCTTTTCTTCGGTCGAAATCGATACGTGATGCTACTATCGACGAAGAAGATACCATGGCGCTTAACGTTGGCGGCGAAGGAAGTCCCGTTCGTCTTATTTTTAAACGGATGGTTAACTTTCCTGACCGAAAAATGTTCCGTTTGTCAACTCCTGTCCTGGAAGAATTATCGACTATCAAGCCTGCGTTTGAAGCAGGGTCGCAAGAATACTATTATGTTCCTTGTCCGTATTGCAATAAAAACGGACTCGAAACCGGGAACATGTTTGTTATTGAATGGGAGTTGATACACTGGTCTAAAGAGACAAACGCGGCCACCGGCTATCCCCTTAAAACGTGGGTGGAGTGTCCACATTGTGGAGAGGCGATTAACGAAGCCAAACACAAAACTTGGATGCTCGATAATGGAGATTGGTATAGCACAAAGAATAATCCTATTAGGTACAAAGTTGGCGACGTTGAGAACCCGAGTTTCCATTTATCTTCCTTGTATTCACCACAAGGTTTCTTTAGCTGGTCGGATGCGGTAGCAGAATGGTTTGATTACAAAAGAACTAACGATATAAACTTACTACAGGTCTTTGTCAATCAGACATTGGCGGAAACCTTCACGCTTGCAGGACATGAAATTTCTTATGGCTACTTGCACAAACGACGTGAACAATATTTCCCCGCCGAGAAACCTTTCGACGTGCCTATGGGCGCGCTGTGTCTGACTGCCGGTGTCGATATTCAAGATGACCGAATAGAAGTTGAAGTTGTCGGGTGGGGTCAGCTAGAAGAAAACTGGGGAATTGACTACGCGGTTCTTCCTGGTGACACCGCAATGATGGGCGACCGCTACGGGATGCTCCCGGATGGGCAACCGTCTGTTTGGCGTTTGTTGGATGAGTATTTAATAAAGCGTTTCAAACATGCTTCTGGTGCGTTGTTGCCCGTTGAAATAACCATGATTGACTCCGGGTACAAAACGGAAGAGGTTAATACTTTTTGTCGCTTGCGCGAGGGGCGCCGCGTTTATCCGATTCGCGGTAAAGATGGTTGGGGAAAAGGGCTTTGGTCTGTAAATCGGCGACGCCATGAGCGTTATCGTACTGTTAATTACTTTGCACACACGGATGAGATTAAAACCAAAGTTTACGCCATGCTTCTAATTGACCAATCTGGTCCGGGGTTTTGTCACTTCCCAAAGAAACCATGTTATAGTGAAAAATATTTTAAAGGTCTGACTTGTGAGACACGCCGTGTCAAAATGGTTAATGGTCATAAGAAGCTTTATTGGCATACGCCGTCCGGTGCGCGTAATGAGCCTTTGGATTTGAGAAATTATGCCTATGTCGCTTTTCAGGCGTACCCTGTTAACATGGAGGAACGTGTTAAATACGGGATGTCTTATGTGTTCCCAAGTACCGAAGTTGGCACGGGGTTGGGCGGGCATCGGTCCAAACGTAGGCGCGGGAGTCCCGGTATTTAAAAATGTCAAGTAATTAATAATAAATCTATCATTTTTTATTTTGGGGGGTTATTCTTCATGTATGTATAACGAAAGATTGTTTAATTAATATCCGGAGGAAACAATGAAAACTCTCAAATCTAGAAAACTAATTGTTGCTGCAATTGCTGCGGTTGGCCTGATTGTTAATGATCTCTTTGGTCGTCCGGTATCGAATGAAACAATTTACTCTATTCTTGGTATTGTGGGCACATATATTCTGGGTCAGGGTATTGCCGATGCTGGGGAAGCGAAAGCAAAAATGATTGCCGGTGGTACGGCTGTTGCCAAAGCTGTGAAAGATGTAATTGCCGGTGCAAGCGAGCGATAGGGGACCGTGTGACTTTAGCTGAAAAAATAGTTGAGGTTCGAGCACGTCTCGCTGCCTACATTAAGGCGGAGCAGTATTTGCTTAATGGTGGGCAAGCGTACAGTATTGGTAACCGTTCATTAACGCGCGTTGATTTGAAAGTGATTACAGATATGATCGTTAAGCTCAATGGTACTCTAATGGTTCTCCAACGTGGTAACCAAATTGTGCAGCAACGCGTTGTGCCGAGAGACATTTAATAGTGTCCGTAAAAGGAATTAACCCCAGTTGGTTGGATAAGGTAGCGAGTGCAATTTCGCCAGCATGGGGCGCTTCTCGTCTTCGCAGCAAAGTTACAATTGGCGCCATGACTCATGCCGGGCTTGTTATTCCAGGTTCACGGCGTAAATCCATGAAGGGCGTTTCTGCTACTGCCAATAGCCCGGATGCGGATATTATTCCTAAGTTAGGTGGAACTCGCGCATTGGGTCGTGACTTGTTTATGAACTCGCCTTTGGCGACTTCTATTCTTCGGCGCCATCGAATAATGTCAATTGGTTCCGGGCTTCAATTGCAGTCAAGCATTGACCGCGATTATCTTGGTTTGGATGCCGATGCGGCGGAGGGCTATGAGCGAACTATTGAACGTGAGTTTGATTTGTGGGCGGAATCGTTTAATTCCGATTTTGACGGTTTGAATTATTACGGGGATAATCAGGCGCTTGGTTATTTGAATATGCTCATGTCCGGCGATTTCTTTTTTATGCCGGTTTGGCGTCCGCCTCTTGAAAGAGGTTTTCCGTACGAACTTTGCATTAAACTAATAGACGCCGATTTGGTCCGCAACCCCAGTAATGTAAACAATAAGAATATCAAAGGTGGAGTTGAGAAAGATAACTCTGGACGTGTTAGCGGTTACCATGTTTGGAATACCTACCCTAATGAGTTTAGACTCAGTTCGCCTGCCTTGGGTAAGTCAACTTTTGTGCCTGTTTATGACGAGAGTGGGCGCCAACAAATCTACCACGTGTTTGATCCGGAGCGTATCTCTCAACGGCGCGGTGTGGCTCTTCTTGCAAATGTTGCTGACCAACTAAAACAATTAACACGATTGAGTGAAGCTGAGTTAATGAGTGCATTAGTCAGTTCGTTCTTTACCGTGTTTGTTAAAGACATGAGCGGACTTGGTACATTAATGGGACCCGCCTTGACGCCGCAGGAAACGGTTACCGGCGGCGGACGTTATGGCCCAAATGAAGAAGAAGTCAGCGCGCGTACTCCTGTTGATGGTAATGACATCGAAATGGGTCATGGAAATGTAACCTATGTTGATGACAAAAAAGATATCACAATTGCGGACCCAAATAAAACTGATTCTAATTTCGCTAAGTTCTGGGATGGTATTGCTACTCAAATTTCTGGCGCAGCTAACCAGCCCATCGAACAGGCGGTAATGAAATACACCACAAGTTATACAGCGGCGCGGGCCGCTGCAAATGACGTGTGGCAGTACCGTTTAACCGCCCGCACTCTTATAAATCGGAAAATGAATATTCCGGTATTTCGTGAGCAGATGAGCGAAGGAATTTTACGCGGGCGGATTGATGCCCCCGGTTATTTTGACGACTACGCGACTATGCGCGCCTGGACGCGCAGCACATGGGTTGGAAGCGGACGCGGTACGCTAGATCCATTACGCGAGGCTAAAGGAAGTGTTATCGAACTGAATTCTTTCCTGACAACGCATGAGCAAGAATTTGTTTCCAAGCATGGTGGGCGCTGGGATGCAGCAATGGATCGGCGTGCACGTGAGCAACTTATTATTGAGCGTTCCGGGTTAATAAATACTCCTAACAAAGAAGAGTTGGTTGGTCCGGATGGGCAAGAAGACGAGGACGCCGATGAAGCCGATAAAAATACTTGAGGAAGTAAAAAGTCACCATTGGGCGATGACTCCTGAGTCATTGCGCGCTATGCTTTCTGCTCTTGATAATTATGATATTAGTGCAGATGACTACCATCTCTTTCATGCACTAGACAAGGAACTGAAATTAAATGCTGTTGAAAATTTTGGGCGTAAAACTAAAGGTTTACTTTATACAAGTGTTAAAGGACACACCGGTTTTTTGCAAATCGATGGTCCAATCATTCCTAGAGCAACTTGGTTTTCTGACGTTAGTGGCATGGTATCTCTTGACATGCTTACATCCGAGTTTAAAGCGCTTGAGAGCAACGAAGAAATAGACACTATAGTTCTTGTTATGGATTCGCCTGGCGGGGTTGTTACTGGTGTTTCTGATTTTTCCGCGTTGGTAAAGGCAAGTTCAAAACACACCGAAACTTTTGCTTGGATGGCGGCGAGTGCGGCGTATGAAATTGCTAGCGCAACTAATAAAATTACGACGCCAGATACTGGCCTTGTCGGAAGTATCGGAACTGTTCTTAGCGTTACTGATAGGAGCGTAGCGGACGCCAAACGCGGTATTAAGGAAGTGGAAATTGTTTCATCTCAGTCACCAAATAAACGTCCGGATATAACGACGGCGGAAGGGCGTCAGGTTCTCCAAACTCTTGTTAATGAGATAGCAGACGTTTTTGTTTTTAACGTTGCCAAAAATCGTAATGTAACAACCAAAACAGTTTTGGAAACTTTCGGGGCTGGTGCAGTATTCGCGGCAGCGCGAGCACACAACGCTGGCATGATCGATGCAATTGTGGACTTGGATACTTTTATGGAATCCTTTGGCGAGGATAATGCTTCGCTTATGGGTTTTGGATTTTCGGCCGAATTGGCCAACAACCAAGGAGAAATAGAAATGACTGACGCGGAAAAGGCCAAAATCGCCGCCGAAGAGTCGCAGAAAAAGCAACTCGAAGCAAACGCGAAAATTGAAGCCGATGCTACAACCAAGGAGCGCGATAGGCTCAAGTCTATTGAGGCCATTGCCGACAAGTTCGACAGTGCGCTTCCAGCGGTTAAGGCAAAGGCAGTCGAGTACATCAACGCCAACAAGTACATGGCCGATACAACGCCTGAAAGTGTTGCTTTGGGTTTGGTTGATGTCGTCGCCAAAGCACAGGTGCAGGCTGTTGACGACTTCGGAGCGGGACCGCGGGCCGGTGCAAAAATTGCCGGGAAAGTTGCGGGGGCTGTGGTTCCCAATAACGCTGAAGAAGTCGAAACCGAAGCCAGTGAAAAACGAACAACCGCGCTTTGCGCAGCACGCAAGGCCGAGCAGGGAGGCAACTAAATGGATTCTTTGAAAGAAACAATCACCAGAGATAACCTGTTCGGCTCTGAGTTCCCTCAGATGTTTGACGAGGTGACGATTGCTTCCGGTGCAAAGCATGTGCGCGGCGAAGTTCTCGGTATTATCACTTCGGGCGGAAAAGCAAAATTGCTCGATGAAAGTTCTTCGGATGGTTCGGAAAATTTTGATTGTGTTTTGACCGAAGATACTGACGCTACCGGCGGCGATGTCGTGGCGCCTGTGGCTATCGCCGGTTCATTCCAGGAACAGGCATTAACTGTTGGCGGGTCAACTGTGCTTGCCGATTACAAAGCGGCGGCTCGTGCGCTCAATTGCTACATTCAGACTTCGGCGTCTGATAACAATGTGGTGGGAGGCTAACTATGACTGACCCTACAATTCAATTTACTCCGCGTGAGATGCTTGCCGCAATGGTCCAGTATCCACGACCGACTAGTTTCCTTTCACAGATGTTTGTTAAACAGCGAAACGAAACAAACAAAACCCATATTGAGATTGACAAGGTAATTGGTAATCAAGTTGTTGCCGGATACGTTGCTCGACAGGGTGGACCCAATATCGTTGGCAAGGATGGTTTCAAAACGCTGATGCATGTTGCACCATACATGTATGAGCAGATTCCTATCAAGCCCAGCGACCTGGATATTCGTGCAGCGGGTTCAACTGTGTACGCCGACCCAACTGCGTTTTATGCGCAGCGCTACAATCAGTGGCTGGGTCAGTTGGAAGACCGTTTTCTTCGTGCCGAAGAAAAGCAGGTTGCTGAAGCTCTGTTGACGGGCAAGGTCGTGGTTGAGGGAAAGGGCGTTGCATACGAAATTGACTTTGATCAGGACGGGACGCACATCAAAGACCTTTCGGCAACTTATCCCTGGAGCACTACCGGGAACTCACTTGACCAGCTTCAAGATTGGTCTGCCGAAATAGAAGACACTGGCGCACCGGGGCCGGATGTCTTGATTGGCGATCCGCTTTCCATGCGAGCGCTCATCGATGACGATGAAGTACAAGCTCTCATGGATAACAGGCGTATTGAACGCGGCGAAATAAATCCGCGACTCATCCGCGAGCAGCGCGCCACGTACTTGGGTAATCTTCGCGGCGTTGGTTTTGACTTGGATCTGTATTCGTATCAGGGCAAGTACGATGAAATGGCCACGGGAACCGCGGTGTCAACTCCTTACATGACACCAAAGTGGGTTATTCTTGGTTCGACGGCTGCGGATGTTCGGTTCCATTACGCCAAAATTGAGAATTTCAAAACCGGTGATTTCATCGGTCGGCGTTTCCCGAATAACTGGGAAAGCAGGGATGGGAAAAATCGTTACCTGACCATGGAGAGTTCACCTCTTGTCGGCTTGCACCAAACCAACGCGTTTATCGTGGCGAAAGTTCTGGCGTAGTCGTGCGGGTTAAAATAATAAAGCATTGTTGTGTTCCGTATAACGGGCATGACTTTGTACAGGCGGATGGTCCGTTCGAACTTCCGGAAGGTATCGCGCAAATTCTCATCAATGGTGGAACTTGTGAAGAGGTTAGCTCGCCGCAGGAGGACGAGCAGGAGGACGAGCAGGAGGACGAGCAGGAGAACGAGCACGACGACGACAACGGCGATAACGATAACGAGGAGCGTGAGTTGTTGTCTCTGCCCGTCGTGGTGAGACGGGACTTGATCGATGTGCTTGAAGACGCCGGATATACGACAGCGGAGGAACTGCTCGCTGCTGACGTGGATGACCTTGTGGCATTGCACGGAATAGGCGAAAAAACTGCCGAGATGCTGTACTCAGAAGCACAGGCATTCATAAACAAGGAGTAGTCTTATGGCTTCCGGAATGTTCAAGCATGGTAAGGTCGAGCTTATGCGCGGCAATATTGACTTGATTAACGATGCTATATCGGTGGTGCTCGTCGACCTGAGTCTTTATGCTCCTGACTTGGATAACGATGAGGCGCAGGCGGACATTCCGGAAGCCGCTCGTTTAAGTGAAGTTTTGGTTACCGGTAAATCATTGGACGGCACGAAATTGTTGGCGAGTGATGCGGTATTTAATTCTTTATCATCCGCGTTAAATCCGGTTGGCGGTGTCGTGTTGTTCAAGGATTCCGGTGTTTATAGTACTTCTACTTTGATTGCTTATTTTGACAATGCACCTGAGTTCCCAATCACGCCGGACGATTCCGATGTGGTAATAGCGTGGGCGAACGGGTTGGTGCTTGAGTTATGACCCAAACTGCAAATGTTGTTGGTATAACAATTGCTCCTTCGGTGGGAGTGATAGCCGGCATTGTTCCGACAGTTAATGAGTTTCAAAAACTTCTTTATACTACTGACCTTGCAAATGTGTTTATGGATTCGGATGCGTTTGCCGAACCTCTTTTGTACATACATTCTAGTACAGGCGAAGTTGTCAATTACTCAGTGTTGTTTGACGATCCATCCACTAGTGTCAAAACCGGGATGGCGCCAGCTTTTAAAAGTTTGCGTATTCAGTTTATGATTTCCGAAGCTGTACTTTTACACAGCATTTTAAAACACGATAAGTGCACCATGCGCGGAATTGATTATGGCATTGAGGATTTCGAATCCGATGGCGTTGGCGTTACTACAGTTTTCTTGAGGAGGTTGTTATGACTTCGCCTGTCGTTGTAACTAGAACTAAACTTCGCCATTATGCGGTCGATTTGCTTAAAGCTAATATTGATATTAAAAATCGTATTTACGCGAACCGACCTAGCCCTTTGTTCTTGGAAGAGTTGCCTTGTATTTGTGTTTTCTTTGAAACCGAAGTAACTGAAATTATTGCCGGGGACCGATATCATGTTAAGGAGTATCAACGAAATGCGCAACTTGTTGTTTGTGTTGTGGTTGAAGCTAATCGTGATCCGGGCGATGAAAGCGATGGCGGTCAACGGGGCGATGATTTTCTTGACTACATAGGGCATCAAGTTGAGCAGGCATTTTTTAGTGATTGGCGTTTTGCGCGGAGCTTGCCGGACTTTGATCCGAACACTAACTTTCAAGGGTTAACATTGGGCTCGCGGCTCATGTCGACCACACCTTACGAAGTGGACACGGAAGGCGAGCGACGAATGCTCGCGCAAGACCTCCATTGGCTATTGCCGTATCGAACACGCGGTTACATCGATAAGAAATACAAAAGCTTTACTGAGTACAAAGCGGAAATCGTGCGCGTTGGTTCTACCGAAGCGACGGTTGACCGTGTTTTGATTTCGGCGGAAGGAAATTTGAATAATGGTTGACAAAATTAAAGTGCGGCCTGCTTCGGATGGTCTGGTAGTTATGGATGAAAACGGACGCCAGATTGAATATCAGGTTGATGGAGTTGATATTATAAAAACTGTTCATATTGTCCGGCAAATAAGGTCCGGCGATTTGGAATTAGTCAAGGCTCAAAAAGCCGGGAAAAAGAAAGGTGACAACTAATGACTGGCGTACCCTCAAATATAATTATCCCGTTTGTTGGTGTTGAGTTTGACTCTTCCAGGGCAAGCTCCGGACCGGCGGAAGTCCCAATCAATTTACTTACCATAGGGCAACGGTTGGCGGCCGGAACTATCCCTACGGAAACCAAGTTCACTGCGTTTAATGCAGATGAGGTTGGATTGAAAAGTGGTTACGGTTCAATGCTGCACCGTATGGCCATGAAGATTTTCAAAAACAACCGTACTGTTCCTGTTACGTTTTTGGGAACGGATGATGCCGGCGGGGCCGCTGCGGCAACAACCGTTTTCACTCTCGCAGGAACAGCGACCGCCGTGGGTGAGCTTGTGTGTTACGTCGCTGGTCAGCGTTATGCGGTTGGCATTGCAATCGGCGATGCTTTCGGTGTAGTTGCGGCGGCTCTTGTCGCGTTGTTTGTTGCGGACGTTGCCAATCTTCCTATTACTGCCGCTGCGGTTGCCGGCGCAATTACCTTGACCGCAAAAAACAAGGGTATCGCGGCGGGCGACTTGGACGTTCGTTTTAATGCAAATGACGGCGAAGCAATTCCGGCAGGAATCACAAGTTCAGCTATCGTGTTAACGCCCGGTACAGGTGACCCTGACCTTGCCGATGCTCTCGCGGTTATTGGCGCCGATTGGTTCAATGTTGTTGCCCAGCCTTTCACGGACAATGCCAACATGAACTTGCTGGAAACGTATTTGGCGAGCATTTCTGGTCCAATGGTTCAGCGCGATACCGTTAGTTACCAGGCGCTCCGCGACACGCTTGCCAACATGCTTACTTACGGCGCGGACACGACCAACCGCAACAGCGAGTGGACAGTAACTTTGCCTGCATACAAGCGCATGGAAAGTACATACGAAATTGCGGCGGGTGTCGCGGTTGCTGCTTGTGTGAGTATTCAAGAACTCGCTTCTATCCCGTTGCATCGAATACGTCTTGAGGGGTTCAGCGTTTTGCACTCCGATGATAAGTGGACTTCCACGGAACGTAACTCCCTGGCAAAGTCGGCCATATCAACACTCACCGATGATAACGGAGTCCAGACCGAAGCGACCGTTACCATGTACCTAAAAAACAGCGCCGGTGCGGCGGACGTTGCATACCAACAGCAGAACACAGTTTTCACTCTGTCCGCTTTGCGCTACACGTTTGTCAATCAAATTCTGACCAAATACCCACGTGCGCTTCTCGCCGATGCGGCGGACAATCTGGCGGCCGGCATTCAAATCATGACTCCCGCAATCGGCAAAGGCGAAGCGGTTTCTTGGTTCCGTCAAATGCAGCGCAAAGGTTTGGTTGACCCGTCCAATGCGGCGCTCGATCAATTCAAAGAAGAACTAACGGTAACGCGGGACGCCACAAACAACAACCGCATGAATTGGATACTACCGCCGGACTTGATGAATCAGTTCATCGTTGGTTCTGGCGTTATGCAGTTCTTGGCATAGGGAGGTAAATATCATGAGCAACTTAATTGCTGGCATATTGGAAATTTCGGTCAATGGTAAAAATCTAAATGCCATTGGAAATTTCACATTGAACCTAGGCATAAACAAGAAAGAGATGCTTGCTGGTCCGGATCGGGTTCATGGTTACTCTGAGCTGCCACAAGTGCCTTCCATCTCCGGTGAAATTCGAGATGGGGACGCGTTGAGCGCGGTCAACGATATTCTCAAAATGTCCGGAGCAACAGTCATCGCCACTGTGGCAAATGGTAAACAATATATGTTTGAAAATGCCGAGTATACTGGTGACGGTAATATCGAAACAGAAGAAGGCAAGATCCAGTTCGAAGCTGGCGCAATGTCCGCAACTGAAATCTAGAAATCATAGGAGCATATGATGAAAAAGAAAGAGAAGAAGGAAGACGAGTTTGAGGGGTTTGACGATAGCGAAAATCAATTCGGCAGTGAAGAGAATACCGCGCCGGACGATGATGACGAAAAAAGAATTGAATTGCCCCGCGTGGTCGAGTTGCAGGACCCTTTTACACTTGGAAAGAAAAAGTACGCCGAGTTCACTTTCCAAAACAATCTTGAAATAGAGATGCTTCAGCACTTTGTTG